ATATTGACGTATGCTATCTAAACTAATTGGATCAATAACGTTACCGTCTATACTTGTATACGGTAATCCAAATCTAGGAATACCGCCATCTCTTGGATTATACTTTTGCCAGGATGTTTCCCATGCTTCTAATTGATGAAGAATTTCGCCAGCATTTAAAATGAACTTTAATGGTACTATATCACCTAAAGTAAATAACCTATTATAAAGTTCATTTCGAGCCGGCCATTGTTCAATAACTGGTTTATGTATTTGCCATTCGGCTGTCATCTATGCCTCAATTTTAGCTTACTGCAAATCCTGGAACAACATAATCAGTGCCGTTAACGTTTATTTTAAAATAAATGTCTGGGCTTGCAGGCAATGCACTTGCTGCACCTGCAACTCCTACAGTAGATTGTGTAGGAACAACTAATTGAACAGTACCAGTTCCGTTTGCACGTAATTCTAAGTTGCTGTTTGATGTAGTACTAGTAATATAATTGTCATCAATTAAAACATTACCAATCAATGCATCTTTTGGTGTATGTATTGATGCTAACGGAGTAGCTACACCAACACCAAAATAACCTGTATCACGCATCAATCTTAATTGATGTGTTATTGGGTAAGTATCTAGATCATCTGGAAGATCGACTTTGATTTCTAAATGACTTTCACGACTACTGATTGTTGCAGCAATCGATTTTATTGGATTTTCTGCATCGACTTTACCGAATTTGATAGCACCGTGTAGCCAATTTGGATTTTCTCTAAAAAGTCCATAACTTGATTCGTTAACGTAATGCATCTGCGGATAATTACTTACAAACCCAGTAGGTCCTTGGTTAAATCCTTGCATTTCAAAGGTTACAGTTTCAGCAATATCGCTTGGACCAAGTACTAATGTAGGTGAAGATATTTTCATCAAATCAGTTGTAAGAGATGCAACTGCAATATCTCCAACAATAGCAGCAGGAGATATGATACCATTAACTGCATCTACAATTATAGTACTATCATCTGCAAACACACTACCCACTACATCGCCAACTAATCTACCAGTAAGTGATCCTGTTATTGCATCAACCATTACAGTACTATCATCTGCAATTATTGAAGCGTTGATGCGGTCAGCAGTTATTTGATTTCCAATATTGAGTTGATCAATCCATGCTTCTCTCCAGTATGCATCCGGAGCGCCTAACAGCGACGAATTATTAGCATTAGGTATTAAGTTACCTGCAACAGTACCTCCAATTGTAATTACATCTCCGCCAATTCCGTTGCCTAGTGTAATGTTACCGTTAGCAATAATATTGCCACTTGCAGTAATTGTGCCAGTAATATCTATATTACCTGTACCAGTAATATTAAAACTGTTTAAGTCTAAATTACCACCTAACTGTGGACTAGTGTCAGCTAGTACAGAATCAATTGTGTTTGCAATACTAGTAATACCGCCAGTGGTAGTTCCGTCACCAACGTATAACTGTTTGGTGTCTGTTGTAAATATTAATTCGCCCGCTAATGGTGTAATTGCTAATCGTTCTGCATTAGTGCCGCGTCTAACTTGTAAAGCCATGTATAAACTCCTGGATAGTATTGTTCATATGTATTTATGCCTTTGACAAGAAAGATTACTTCCTTTTCTTCATGAACTGATGTGTTCGTTTTTTAATATCAAACTTAACTTTTTCAGTATCTAATCTAAAGTCGATACTGTCAATTGAGTCTTCGTAATGTTCGAACAGTTCTTCTAATGCCGATTCTACATCAACATTTGGTTTTTCTCGGGTCTTTTTAATGTCAATTTCCCAAGTCTTTCCATCTTTAAAACGAACGTTGATGCTGTGCAAGTATTCAATAGGCACAACATCAACATCTATCTCATTAAAGATTTCGGGCCAAGTATCGATAACAGCCGGCGGAAGTTTCTTACTCTTAGGCACTCTCGGCAGTTTTCTTAGATGCTTTTTTAGTAGGAACCAACTCCTCTGCCTGTCTACGCAATGCTGCCGCTTCTTTGCTCAATCTATCTGCATCGCTACGATATTTTGCTGCAAGCATCTCGTCAGTAATAATACCTTCGTCTGTTGTAACTACTTCGTCCATCGCTGACATAGATGATGTATTGTTAGTATAAGCATCTGCTGCGTTAGCTACGCCTGTATCTTGTACTGCTGGTTTTGCACCACCTAATGCAAGATCTGCTACAGTAACGCCTCTTTGCTGTGCAATAATAGTGTTAAGCTCTGCTAAATTAATGGATGCATTATTATTTGGCGTCATTTCTACTAGATTAGTAGCAACTTTCTGCATGCGTCCCGTAGTATGGAATCCAGCAAGCATATTGCGGCCATCGGATAATTGTGCTCTTCCCATCGCTTCGCCGAGCTCGTACGCATCTTGAGCAGTAGCTGAGTTGATTAAATTAATGAACGAATCGTGATCGGCTGCATCTAAACTTTCGGTCATTACAACAACACAACTTTCGGGCTCGCCTGGTACTACGCGATATACTACGCCACATTTTTTCTTAGTTTTAGCAATGCGACCTACATGTTTAGTATCTGCCATTCTTATTCTCCTTTAGAAGGTTCTTGTTGCGCTGCTACTGCTGCTAGGAATGTTTCCAGCTTGCTGTAGATGGTACCAACTGCTACCATTTCGTTTGGCTTAAATGCACCACGCTGACTTGCTACATCAATAACTTGTTTGATTGATGCTAGATCATTAACTGTTAATTCTGGACTAGCTGCTTCGGGTACTTTTGCCGCTTCTTCTTTAACTTCTTCAGACATAAATATCTCCTATATGTTTGTTGTCTTTATATTTAATTATATTTTAAATACGGACACGCCAAAGTGAAATAAGAAAGCTCTTTAGCTTCCTCAAATCCGACCTTGGTCATGTTCTCAATGCTATTGCTGTTAGATATTGCAATAGTCTTGCCTACGTAGAATCTACCTCTGAGATTCTGTTCTATCCATTTAACTAGACTTTGATCTAAATTATATCTAGTAGGCAAAAGGATGTATTCGAAATGCGGAGCAGGTAACTTTACTCTCCGCATCTCGAAAAAGTTTAATGCATTGGGCTCTTTTAGTTTCAAGCCACGTCCTCGTAATGTGCTGTAAGACCAAAAGGTGCTTGCAAGTTCTTGTCACGGTGACTGTGAATGATAAAGATTGTATCACAGTAGTTTTCATCACCCCAGCTATTCCAAGGATACCCATCTGTAAACATGATAAACTTCTTAGGTTGAATATCATTATACTTCATGTAATCCCAGTTAGCATCAAAGTCAGTGCCGCCACCGCCCATGATCTCATAGTCCAGTAAGCTGTCGCCGCCATCTGCACTAAAGTCCTGCTCATTATACACTTTAGTATCAAAGCACCACAATTTAATCTGATAATCTTTGTACTCGTCCATAATACCTTTGATTTCGCTTAGGAAGTCTTGAGCCTGACTATCACCAATTGACCCGCTCATATCTAATGCAATACAAATGTCAATAGTTTCGTCAAAGTTCATGCCCGGCAAAATAGCACCAGTCATTTGACCTTTACGGCTAGGGCGACTAAATGTGTAATCATTGCGGACAGTGCTTTGGATTTGCTGACGCAATAGTTCGCGCCAGTTCATCTTAGGCTCAGTAAGCTCTTTGATCATACGCTGAATCTCGCCAGGTGTGTTGCCTGCACCTGATGTTTGCGCTGCCGAAATCATATTTTCTTTGATCTCGTCTTTGATCTTCTTTAGTTCTTCTTTAGTGTAAGTAGGACGACTCTTGCTTTCTTTGCCGTCTTTATCTCCACTACCTTCGCTTTCGCCTTCACCTTCCCAGTCGATATGCTCGTCGAGCAGTTCGCCAAGTTGCTTCAAATATTCTTCGCCGTTCTTTTTAGCTTCTTCAAACAAGTCATCGTATACTTCTTCAGAAGTCCAACCATCATATTTAAAGTCTTGGAAACAATCTACGAGCTTAGGCTTATCGCCAATACGATCACGAACAAGCAAGTTGTTTACAATGTAGTCAGCGGCAATGTTATAAATTTGTGGATTACGGTCATCTCTACGTCCTAAGTGATCAAATACACAGTGTAGAATTTCGTGAGCAATAACAAACTCAATTTCTTTATTGCTCATTGCGTTAAAGAATTGAGTGTTAAAATAAAGATTACGTCCGTCTACAGCGGCAGTGGGCAACCAATCATCTGCACTTTTAATTTGCAAACGAGTAGCCATATTGCCAAAGAACGGATGACGCAACAGCAAGCCTACACGAGCTACAATGATGCGATCGAGTACATCTACTCGCATAGCTTTGAGTTGTTCAGGGGTAATATCTGGATCGGGTGTCCAATGTTTTTTGCCTTCTACGCTCATAGTACTATCTCCTGTTTCTTTGTATGTATATATTATATACTAGATAGGGTCATAAGTCAAGTAAAAATGGGCATTTTTAAGAGATTGCCCAGCTCTTTTATGGTTAGCCTCGTTGTGCGGCAGTAATATACTTACCAAAACGCTCGTGAAACTCATCAAAACATTCTACTTCATCTGGGTCAATCGGTAGTGAGTATTGTGTAAGAGCAAGTTTAATGCCCATAACAACCAACTCAGTTTCAAAGTTATCCATTGCAAAGCGTAGGAAGTTGTTTACTTTGTCATCGAACTTCTTGTCATTTTTATCACATGCTTCTTTCAGTTCGTAACAGAGCGAGACAGTCAAGGAATACATTGCACTGATCTCTTTTGTCTTCATCTCTTTAACTTTGCCGTCCAAAATATCAGTCGGATTAGGCATAGTTGCCGACACTTTGCGGTGCGCCATAAATTTCACAGCAAGACCTTCGCCTACTGCGCCACTAACCAAATCGGTAGTAGTGTTGTCATCATCGTCATCTTCCAGTAGTTCTGAAACAAACGACCACGAACGGGGTGTTGCGAACGAACGGCTTGGTGACTTAGGATCAAAGTCATACAAGTCTTTCTTGCTGAAGGTCAAGTAACCTACAACATCGCGGTGTACTTTGTTGTCAACTGCCCATTGGAACCAGTCATCAAAGTTAACAGCTAATTCCAAGTGAACGAAACGGTTAGCCAACGGAGCAGGCATACGATAAGTAACACCTTTATCTGCTTCGCGGTTACCAGCGGCAACAATCAACACGTTGTCGGGCAATGTGTATTGTCCAACCTTGCGGTTAAGAATGAGCTGGTATGCTGCCGCTTGTACTGCTGGCGCTGCCGAGTTCATTTCGTCTAGGAAAAGAATGATGTATTTGTGCTGTGATGCCATTTCAGCATCAGGCAGTTCGCTTGGAGCGCCCCAAACCATTTTGTTCTGATTTGGATCAAAGTAAGGGATACCTTTAATGTCTGTAGGTTCCCAAAGGCTTAGACGAATGTCAATAACCTTAGCTTCCATCTGCTCACCAATCTGATGAACGATGTCTGATTTACCAATGCCCGGAGGACCCCAAATAAACAGCGGACGCTTTTTCTTAAAAGCACGTACAATGCTTTTCTTTGCGCTGTTAGGAGTAACGGTACGAAGTGCGGAGTTTTCCATTTTGTGTTCCTTTAAAGTTATCAGTGCTTGTTTCTAACTATGTATATAGTATAGCATCGTAGCAGTAAAGGTCAACCACTTTTGGTGTCTAAATCATCTTTTTTATGCCTGCCTAGTGCTTTTGTTAGTCCATACTTGCGTATGTCGCCGCTGAACAGGTGTAATTCCATGGCCTTTTTCTCGTTTGTAACTATAATACCATGTTTGCCTAAGTAATAAGGACAGTCGATAAAGTTATCCATCCAAATTACTACGTTAGTAGTAAGTTCAAAATCAGCTGGAAACGGAACTTCATAAGTAGTTAATTCTATGTCTTCTGTAATAAAACGAAATCCTTCGTCTGTTAATCTAAGACCGCCAGTGTCTTTTGCTCTTGTGTTCTTCCACCAAGCAGGAAGGTATTCCTTAATGGCCAATTCGCTAATGCTTTTATCAGCAGCCTTAAGGAATACCTTAGTGTATGTTTCTTTCCAGTTCATTCGAAAATCGTTTCACCTGCGGTAAGTTTAACCACAGTAAATTCATCACTATCGAATAAGTTGTTTAGCTTTTTAGCTAGATTGAATGCGTGACCAGGATTCGAAAAGCTGGTCTTTTTATACTTAGGGCCCGGATAGCTCGTAAGCATATTTGCACTTTTAAGATTAAAGGGCTGATTTTGAAAAAACACAGCCCAAATGGCATCAGACTGTAACACCTGTTCGGTCTTATAAGTCTTCTTGTCCACATGCTCTTTTAAAATAGTCGGCTTTGGTCTGCTCATAATATGCGTTGTCCTTTAATTAACTACGCATATATTTATCTCTTTTTAGAGCAAAATTACCACTTGTTTCCGCCGTCCATTGTAATAGAAATAACTTCATCAGCACCACTAGTTTTCTTCACTAGCAGGGCTTCTAAATCGCCGTTTAAGCGTGTCATTACTTCTCCAAGTGTAAATGCTAGTCGACGAGCTTGCTCAATATTTAATTTAACTTCTCGCTGGTTACTTGCATCTGCACTTTTGACCTGACTAATAAACTGCTGAATAGGATTAGTGTTAATTGGTTCAACGGTTGACACGGCTTAACTCCTGACGCATTTCAATTTCAGTTTTAAAAGGACCTTTAGTAGTGTAACGTTCTACAGTAATCAATTTAGGACAAAAGCTCTTAACCCAGCCTTTTTCAAATTGGATAATGTAGTAGCCTGCACAATAAAGACTCTTGCTCTTGTCACTTTTAGTAAACAACGGCAATTTGCGTTTTACATCAAACATCGGATTAAACGGTACACTATTAGTTGCATAACCATGTACTTCTTTTGCTGATGTTTCTGTAATTTCTAAATCAGTCCAACTAAGTTTTTTATCAAGTGCTTTAGTAAGTTGCTTTTCACTATGATAAAACTTAGTACCTGTTGGAGTACTTAGAATATACTGATCTTCATTCAAACTAATAGTGCCAAATTTAACACCTTGATCTTCTACAATCCAAAATTTATTCTTGATAATTTCTTTTGCATTCATGCCGGATACCTCGCATTTAGTGGCTCTGCATAATAAGTAGCTTGATCTGCAATACGTTGCATATCCCACTTAGCGCAGAATTTCATAAGACGCATGCCTACTTGATCTACTGTCTTAGGTACAGCATGCTCTTTAATTGTACTAGTAATTAGTTCTCTAATCTCTGCAGGTTGTGCAGTTAAATCACACAACACTACATTACGATTGTAATCATCTAGTACACGATGTTCAACACCTTCATGATCAGTCCAACGCTGCAACATCATGTTGTTCCAGTTAAAGCCTTTTGTTTCTTTATCTTCAAACGCTTCTGTAAGACCAACTTTGTTTTTAGTACCTTTAACACGTACACCTGGATAAGCAGAAAATACATTATCACTAGTATCACCACGCATACACTTTTCAAAGATTTGCCATTTAGGATTAGGTGCAGGCTTTGCCTCGCCAGTCTTCTTATCAATAATAGGCTCACGCTTCTTATCATCAAAGTAACCTTCGTGTGTAATAATAGTGTTACTAACACCATTGTACTGCTTTACATTAGGGGCAATAAGTTGTGCAAAGTCGCCATCTGTACTAATAATAACATGAGTGTCATTAGGATGTGCTTGTACCCAACCTGCAATTAAATCATCTGCTTCTAGTTGCGGATGACGCATAACAGTACAGTTAGTCTTCTCAGTAACAAAGTTTTTAAACTCGTCAAAGATTTCCCAAAACGCTGTGTCTTCTTCTGCTTCACGCGGACTTAATGCATCACGTGCAACTTGTCGATTGCGCTTGTAAGGCTCGTAAAAGTCTTTACGCCAGCTACGACCTTCTAAACAGAATACAACATGATCACCTTTAAAGTCTTGCCATGCTTTTTTAACACTGTTAAGTGTAATATGTAGTGCCATGCCTACTTTCGTGTCGATATCGCCACGAACTACATGACGAGCTCTAAAGAAAGTATTCGCGGTGTCTACTAAAATATATGTGCTCATTTTATAAGGATGCCTTTAATTGTATTATTAAACTTAGTATAGCACAGTTGTTGTAGTATGTCAATCAAGATACAGAACTTTTATTTTTGTCAATAGGTACAACATTAATATATCCAGCTCCACGATCTGTATCAAGGCCTTCTTCTTCTAACATTTGAACAACAATAGTTCTAAACCAAGCATCTACAATTTGTTCGTTTGTTTCACCTGAATATCCAGCATCGAGCAATTGTTCAATAAATTCGTTATTCCAATCAAGTTCAAAGAATCCGTTACGAATGTTATCGGGATTAACTCCAGTATCAATCACTGCGACCCACGGCTCGCTTTTAGCAGTAGCTTCTTGTTTTTCTTTTTCAAGAATTGCTCTACGTTGTTCTTCGGTAGTAGATTCTACAGGCGCCTGTATTTCTTCTTGCTTCTTTTTGTCTCTTACTAGTTTATTCCACCAACCCATCATATCTGTTTCCTTATTTTATCAAACTGTTCTTCTGTGTGTATACCTCGGAGAATCTTTAAATCCTCATCAGGTACCCCAGGCATTTCCGAATAAGCTAATGTGGAGTCTCGGAGTGAATCTGTATCCTTTTGCCATAGCAAGTTTTGCAACTTCCTGTACGGTGAGGTTATAACCTTCAGTACGTCCTCCCATTGGCATAAGGTATACAGGACAGTTAATGCCATTTGCACGATATGCTTCAACAGCGCGATCAACTTCTTCAACGTCAATGCTGTCAGCAACAACAAATTTAAAGTACATATCAGCGTTAAGTACAGAACGGTAATTGGCAGCAACATCAGGCTTAATAGCGTCTGTCCAAGATTCTCCAGATACGGAGAGTTTGGGTGAACAGCTAAACGTTGTTTTAAATCTTGCACGATTTTTGAGATAGTCTGCAAACTCTGTGTGTAAGAATTGTGTAGTGTTTGTTTCAAATGTAACATTGCGTAAGTCCTTCATTCTAGGATGCTCAAACAACTCAATATACAAACGCTGCCAAGCAAGTAGCGGCTCTCCGCCAGTGAGAATCAAATGGACATCCTGTCCATTATCCATAGTCCACTTACCTTCTGGAGTAAGTGATAGCAAATGATCTACTACTTCGTCAATAGTCTTGTCCATAACAAGATCTTTAAATTCAGGATAGATGCTTGCGTAAGTATCGCAGCCGGTAAACACCAGCGGCAAATCTTCAAATGTTTTAGTAGTCTCGTGTACTTTATCGTTGATAAGTTTTTCTACTTCTGGATTGTATCTAGTTTTTTCGCGTCCACGAGGCAGACCAAAGTTCTGACAACGGAAGTTACAACCGTATGTACGAAGAAATACACTAGGTACGCCTACATACGCACCTTCGCCTTGTACACTATAAAATGCTTCTGAATAGCGTAGTTTCATTTACACGCCCCTTCTTTTAAATATTCGGGTTTAACCATTTCACAAACAACTTCTTGTGTTGCACCGTCATAGAACAACCAAGCATTGATTTCACGCTTTAGATACCAGCCGCCTACACCTACTGCGATAATAACTAGAAGTGTAATAATATAAATTATAGCTTTCATAGCGGCAACCTTCCTGTATAAAGATCAATACCTAAACTGATCATACCCATAGCAAACAATGCTAGTATAAACACCTTTGCCATAATTATTGCAACATAGTTTCCTAAATTATTCATCGTGGTGCAAACTCCTGCTGTAGTTTAATGTTGTCAAAGAACTCTTTCTTAGTACCTGCATCTGTTTTAAACGCACCTTTTAGTACAGTTGTTTGTGTCAAACTGCTGTGTGCCATAATGCCACGATTCTCACAGCAACCGTGTGTTGCTTGAATATAAACACCTAGGTGTTCTGCATCAGTTGCTTTCTGAATCTCACGTGCAATATCATTTGCAAGTTCTTCTTGCAGTGTGCCGCGTCGAGCGCACCACTGTGCAATGCGGGTGTATTTGCTAAGTCCGATTAGTTTGTCTGCTGCAATAATACCGATGTACGCTACACCGCTTACTGGCTGGTGATGATGACTACACATACTTTTAAGTTCTGAACGAACTACAAGCATACCATCGTAACGATCATCGCTATCATTAGGAAATGCTGTTGCACTAGGCATAGGATCATAGCGTCCTGCCATAATCTCATTAAAGTACATTTTAGCAAGACGCCGCGCTGTACCGTGCGAGTTAGGATCATTGTGACGATCAATTACTAGTGCATCTAGTACTTGCTCAAACGCAAGTGTTGCACCTTCAATAAGTTCTTCTTTATCGCCCTTTTGTAGGACTTCGCTGATGTTGTCGCCTTCCCAATAGCGAATGTCTGCGTCCTGCAAACGGGCTTTAATTTGTTCTGCTTTGCTCATTTATTTCTCCGAGTTAATGACGTGGATGTCTTATATACTAACTGTT